GCAACTGAAGGTATTACAAAAAAAGTGTACGATTTATCAGAGTTATCAAAAAAAGACTATGACTTGGTGTTCATAGACATCAGCGGTAAGGAAGTAAAATATCCAATCGTAATAAAATAAAAATAAAAAAATAAAAAAATGTCAGAAGAAGAAAAATCAGAAAGTACCGGTGGATCAATGAAAAACATAATCATCGGATTTATTTCAACTATCACATTAGGTGTAGGTGGTTGGATAACAACTAAATTAACAGGTGGTGAAGAAGAAAAACCTGCAGTACAACAAGCTGCTCCTGTGATCAACATTACAAACTCTAATCAACAAGCAGCAGGTAAGACTGTGATTGTTAATGGAGGTGGAGGTAATGGTTCTAAACCAACAACTCCAGCACCAGCACCTAAACCAAAACCTAAAGAAGGCGACGAATTCAAAGAAGAAGCTCCAAAATGGTAAATAATATGCAAGAGAATACAGGATTTAAAGAACTATTAAATAAGATGATGTCAAGAAGGTGGTATATCACTGCCATGGTTCTTGGAGGTTTTATCTTAATTATGGCTGGAATATTCGTGGCTGTTTTAGGTCAATCACCAATTGCGGGAGAATGGAAAGAACTTCTAATGTTGTTATTAGGCGCTTTCATTGGTTCTTATGGTAAAATTATTGACTACTGGTTCAGTGATACAGATAAAGATAAGATGTTAGTTCAAAAAATGGATGAAGAGGATGGAATATCATTATCAGACACTGGTGCTGGCGGACCTAAACCCCCATTACCAAGTAATATAGATACCCCTCAAGTCGAAGTTGAAATTGACGAAGATGGTGATGGTATAATGGATGGAATCGATAACGATGGTGATGGTATTATTGATGAATACTTTGACCATAGAAACTGTCAACACGTTTGGGGTGACCAAGACGGTGACGGTGATGAAGAGTGTTTGATTTGTGGTAAAATCAAAGACATAGAATAAACTAAAATAAAAATAATTTTATGACAATATCATTAGATAAAATCAAAGAACAGGTTGGATTAGGAATAATAAGATTGGCTTTAGCATGGGCTATGTTCGCATTAAGTTTTCAAATCTTTATGTTTGTTACCCATTTTACTAACCCTGAGTTAACAACAAAAGTGGGTAACTACCTTACTTGGAAATTCGATGGTACATTTAAAAATGACCCAGATAACATTTGGTACGAAGGACCTAAAAAATAATTAAACTATGAAAAAAGTAATTTTTCTCTTAGGATCTGCATTACTATGCTCGTCATCATATTCTCAAACAATAGGTAAAACTAAGACTGAGGATTATAAGGCGTCATTTGAAATCAAAAAAGATATTACACAATTCTTAGATTACGATGGTCCAAAAAAGAACATCCAATTATTGAAGTGTGGTATTAACGATGAGATGTATGAAATGTATCCTGAACTAAAAGAAAAAAGAGTTGGTTTGGGTGTTACAAACATCGTATTAGAATATCTCGATAATTTAAACCGTTTTGAATTTACTGAAGATAAAACAGAAATTAAAAACAGAATGGTAAAACAATTCCAAGCTTCTCAAGCTGGAATATCAGAAAACAAATTAGACGGTAGAGGTAAAATTAAATTAGCACATTATTTCGTAGAAATTGAGTGTTATGACTACTCCGTTAGTGAAGATGAAACAGTGAACTTGAAAGATGGGGTTAAGAATATGTTAGTGACTCGTATCGGTTTACAAGTTAGATTCACAAATGCGGAGACAGGAGCAATCATTGCAGCATCTGGATTAGGTGAGGCAAAAACCACAAGAGAGTTAACTTTCTTGTCTGATGCAACTGTTGATCCCGTTAAATTTAATCAATCCACAATAAGCATCTCAACAAAGAAAGCTTTAGATATTGCGTGTGCTAATATCTTAGACAAGATGGTTAAAAAAGGAATATTCACTAAATAATGAAAAAATGGATCGGTGTATGTTTGTTTTTACTCTTTTTTCTGAAAGGTTCAGGACAAGTTGTAACGCAAACATACATAGACCCATGTGATTTAAAAACCTATGTCGTTACAATACCGATAACAAATAATAATGGCGTTGTAGTTATTATTAGAGGTAAATCCAAGGTATTCACTTACGCACAATTTACAAGTGGCGAAGTTGACCAATGGATAAAAAGTATATTTGCAGCTCCATGTCCATCAAGTTTAGTAGTTCAACAAACAGTAACAGCCGCAGTATCTCAGGCGGCATCAGCGGCAGCAAGTTCGGCCGCATCGTCAGCAGCAAGTTCATCAGCATCTGCGGCCGCGAGTTCAAGTGCGAGTGGAGCGGCATCGACATCATCACAATCATCATCAACTTCATCGTCCTCACAATCTTCTTCCCAATCGTCATCGTCATCTGGGGAATCGTCCTCATCAGAGAGCAGTTCAGGTGGATCAAACGAAAGTTCGTCAGAATCAAAATCGGAAAGTAAGAGCGAAGAAAAAAAGGAAGAGAAGAAAGAAGAAAAGAAAAAAGAAGAAAAGAAAAAGTCTGTTGCCGCTAACCCAATGTTAGTCGCTTCTGACCTAACAACAGCTCAAGGACCTGACTTCAAATACAATGCGATAGTATCTTTTGGTGTAAGTAAATCGTCAATGGCTGGGAACGAGAGCTGGGGGGCAACAGCACTAATATGGAGCACTTTAAGACAATTTGCTCTTAGTGGAGGATATACTAAAATGGACTTTAATAAAGGACAACTTAATGCAATCCACTCATACTCCATAACAGGAGCATATTTGGAAGGAAATTATATGAGCCTTGTTGGTTACACCTATATCAAACCACACCCTAAATTTGGTACCTACGGGTATAATTTAGGAGCCATAACTTTATTGTTAAAAGACACTAAAATAATAAACAGTAAAACAGGCGAGACAAAAGAAATATTCAATACGTCTTTCTCAACCTCAGTGGTTACGTTTTGGACAAAACCATATCCTATTGATCAAAAGATTACCCTATCCCCACAGGTATTCTTAATGAATTCACCAATAAGTTGGAATTCAAAAACAGGAGAAACAACGGTTGACAGACAATTTGGATTTTTAGCTGGATCGTCATTTGACTATAAAATAAGTAAGAGATTTGGATTTAGTTTTAACTACAAACTCTCAGGTTCAACTCTAAAAGGAGCACCATTACTTAGTAATTTCTTGATAGGTTCAAGAGTAATGCTTTAACACTATGAAAAAGATATTAGATGTAAGACATTTTATAATTTTGGGTTTGATAATAACATTAGTTCTATTACAATCAGACAACAAACCAAAAATAAAAGAAGTAATTAGAGAAGTTCCATCGGAACCAATTCATGATACAATACCTGTCGAAATAGAAGTCGAAGTACCATATGCTGTAAAAGGAGATGATATCTATCATGATACAACAATATACGTCCCAACATATGTATCAGTTGATACCGCAGCAATCCTACAAAATTATTATGTTACCAACTCATTTATCGACACAATAAAGTTGAATAATAACCAAGGGTTCGTATATTTGAATCAGACCGTATCTGAAAATAAAATTGCGTCAAGAAAATGGTCATCAACAGTTAAACCTAAAATAGTAAGAGAACCTGCACCTGAACCACCACCAATCAAAAACCAAGTATTCTTAGGTATTAACGGAGCAATAAGTAAAGAAGATTGGGTGAACTCATTAGGAATGGGAGTTATACTTAAAACAAAAAAAGACCATTTATTCCAAATTGGGGCGGGAGTGGCGAATAGAACAGTAGACGGAATTTCAGGTGAATTTAGACCTTATATTAACGGTGGGGTTTATTGGAAGATTAAATTGAAATAGAAAAATATTTATAATAAAACAATACCTATGAAAAACTTAATTTTGGTTTTCGCAATGGTTCCCATGTTAGCAATCGGACAAGTCTCCAATTGGAGAACTAACCCACCTCAACAACAACAATCAACACCACAAAGATCAACACCATCAGTACAACCATCAACACCACAAAGAAACGATGTGAGTAGTTGGAGAAATGATCCACCAAGAAATAGACAACCACAAACAAGACCAGGTTCAAATATAGTAATCAGAGACCCATATTGGAATAACTATGGATTAGGATGGAACAACTGGGGATGGAATAGATGGGATATGTGGGGAGCACCTAATTTTGGTTGGAACTTTTGGCAACCATCATTTTATTGGAATGATTGGGGTTATAGACAACCTGCAAGAATTTATATTTATGATAATGGTAAAAGAGATACCATCAGAGGTAAAAAACCTGTCATTAGTTTTGGTATACAGAGAACAACAGACAAACAAGTTGGTGGATTCTTTACAATAGGTAATAAAGGATATTTCATAACAGAATATAATGCAAGTATTGAAAGAGATAATTCAACATTCTTTCCTTTTGGGAATGTGACACAAGTTGACTTTCCACTTGTGAATGATTTAGTTCAAAGACAAAGTTTTTATATTGGTGCGGGAAAAAGAATTAAAAGAACAGGTATTCATGTGATGATTGGAACCGTAAGTGAAGACGTTAAATGGAGAGGTAAAGATGATCTCGGATACATAACATTCCCAAAATATTTGGATAGATTTACAACAATAAAAATAGGTGCTTTACATGATTACAAGAATTTTACATTAAAAATGGACTATGATCCCATAATTAATAATGGAACTTTTGGTTTGGGAGTAAATTTTTAACTATTTAATTATATGATAGACTTAAAAAAAATTATAAAAGAAGTTTTAGAAGAATATTTGGAACCAACACTAATTCTAAAAGAGAATATTGAGGTTTCTGAATCTTTACAATATCACATCGATAATAATATGACATTAACAAATAATGTTTTTAGAATGTATTCTGAAAAGTATTTTGATTTAGTTAATGAAGTAAGAGATTTATTTAAAGAAGGTAAAATTGATCTTAATGAAGAGGATAGATTGATGGTTGAATCTGACTTAGGAATTAAAGTTAAAGTTGGTAGAGAATATTTTTATTTAGATGCACCATATGTGTTAGAAGTAGAAACAGATGAAGACATTATAGAAGAAGCAAAACACCACGGTAAAAATGTTAACCTTGGTAAACCATTTAGAACTCCAGGAGGTCCTAAGAAATTTGCGGTTTACGTTAAAAGTAAATCAGGAGGAATTAAAAAAGTTACTTTTGGTGATCCAAAGTTGAGGGTTAAAAACGCAAATAAAGGAGCCGCTAAATCGTTTAGAGCTCGTCATAAATGTTCTGAAAAGAAAGACAGAACAACTGCGGGATATTGGTCATGTAATGTTGGTAGATATGCAAAACAATTAGGCCTTTCTTCTTCAAATTCTTGGTAATGGATACAAATAAAATTGAAAAATACTTACAAGCTTATATTGATAATGTAATCGTTCCTAAGGCAAATAAAGAACTTGCATCTGAGGAAAACGATGAACCAATTAAAATGAAAGTTTTTCAAGTTTTAAAAGGGAGTTATCAACCACCAATATATCACGTTTTTATTGACATGGAACCAAATTGGCAAGGAAGTTACACTAAAAAAATAGAGGGGGATGTTATAGACTTTATGAAAATTCTTTCTATTCCTTATCGTATAAAGATATATTGGAATAAAAGACCTTCATTCAAAGATCCAAAAAAATAATATGGATTTTCCATTTCAGCAAGAAAATATCGATGGTAAAATAATAAGAACTTTCTCACCTGAGGTAGATAATGATGAATTAAAATGGCATCAAGATTTGAATGATAGGAAAATTACCGTAATTGAAGACGGTGGATGGTCATTTCAAATGGAAGATGATTTGCCAAACAAATTATCGAGTGCCGAACAATTTTATATTCCGAAATTTGTTTGGCATAGAGTTATTAAAGGAGAAGGAACCCTAATTGTTGAAATACAAGAATATTAATATGTCATACTTAGTTGCCAATATACCTCCAATTGAGGTTTTAATCGATAAAAGATTCTTATATGATTTTCAAAAAGATGAGAAAGGTAATTTTCTTGGTGAAGGAGAATGGGAAAAAGGTCATTGGGTTACTGTTAAAAGTATTCCCAACCAAGCGTTGTTGTTCGAGACATATGTAGATAAATTCTCAGCAGTTTACGACAAATTACCAATACATGCCTTTAGATGGAGAGAATTGGTAACAGGAGACACAGTTTATCCATTAGATTTTTTACAACTTTGGGATTGTTTATCTTATAATATAAGTGTTATTCAAAAAAGAGTTTTAAAGAAAACAGAAACTTTAACAACTTTAAAAGATCAAACTGTTGTTGAAGGTGAATACCTTTTTACAATCGATACCGCAAGTTCAGATCCAAACGAATTAGATATTGGATGGTCAGAGACTCCAAATGAACATAAATGTTATAACATTTCCAAAATTAATAATGGTCAATTCGTAGCCCAACCAAACAACCGAACTAAATGGTTTCAACCGTCAAGGTCAGGAAGTTTGGACGAGATTCCATACTTTAGATATTCAACCAAAACATGGACTTGTGAAGGATTTACAAAATGGAGATCATCAGATACTGATTGGACTTATTAAGCTCTCATTGTCGGAACATGAGTAATTTCAGGTCTTAATTCTCTGAATCGTCCATTAACTTCAGCAGGTTCTGGTAACATCTCACTAAGTAATTCACTTAACGTATTCATTTCTCTTTGATAATTAGGTGTGGGATACTCTGGTTGTTCCATCGCTTGTTCATCAAGTGGAATTGTTTCATCTGGTCCTATATCTTCATTAACAAATTCAACTCTCATTTTTTCATATTCTTGAATACACTCCTTGTGAACTTGTTCTTGAATTTCATCGGAAGATAGATTTTTATTTGTTGATTCTGACTTGAAAATTCTTCTAACAATAGGAAATAAATAATCATCAGCATCAACATCCAAGTAATCAACTCTGTTATCTTCAGAATTCCAAAAAGAAAATTCGTCACTACCTAATAATCCTTTATATCCTGCGAATTTGTAACCTGTTTTTTTGTTTATGAAATAAACCAAGATACCTTGTCTCCAATACTTTTCGAAATAGTTTTTTTCTTTTTGATATGTTGTACACCATCTTGTTGATGATCCATATTTTGCTGAGGCTGAGAATGTTAGAGGTCTTAATATAACCCACTTTTCATCTTCAAACTCTTTAATTACTTGACCCTCAAGATCTTTAGTTAGTTCTTTCATAGACGCCAAGGTTATTGCACCTCTAATACTTTCAATATCTTTGTATGATGTTACATCAGTATTTTCAATTTGACCCTTATCCATATATCTTATAAACTCATTTAAAGTTTGAAATGTATCAATAGGAATATGTTCTGAAACGTAATTCTGAAGGTAGTACATTTCGTTATTTGTGAGGTCATTAGTTGAAATCCCTTTATTCATTAATCCGGCTTGAGTTTCTAACATTAGTTGCGCCAAGTCATTTTTATGATAGTGTTCTGAAGGTTTGTATCTCTTACCAAAAATTTTACACATAAGTGGAAGATACTTGTAGGTTTTGGAAGTATCTAATCTTGTCATCATATCGAATACGGTCATATTCAATTCAGGATATTGATTCTTTAGTTCATCTAAACGAGACATATTAATAGTTTTTTTAAAAATATAAGAAAAATAAAAGTATGAGTCAAAAAAAGGTCTAATTATTTAAACCACATTATAAAGGCCTTTCGATAACCTGAAGTGACAGGCATTACACCATGAACATGGGATTCATCACAATGAAAACCTACAATCTTTTTTGACTTTGGGGTTACGAGAATGTCTAAAGTTGGAAAATGTGTTTCTCCACCTACGATGTCATCATTCAAATAAAGTACGGTGGTAAAAACTCTCCAAGGACAATAGTTATCAACCCATGTGCCATCATAATGTGAAAAATTATCGTGATGATGATCGGGTGTTCCTAATGATCTTGAGTCAGGATTTTCGGGCCATACAGAATCGGCGTGATAATCAAATCCTTTCGTTTGGTATGCGAAACCAATATAATCTATCCCCCAATTTCTAACCTCAACGGTTTCATTTAAGAAATCAATTTGTTTTTGAATTAATTGTCTATAAAATAATGTGGATAATTTCGGATCATTAACACCAATGTTAATCCAATGATAAAATGGTTCTGGACCGAACTCAAGATCTTTAATGTTATTATCAATCTCACTCAACAAGAAGTCTCGTTCGTAGTCGGATATAAAATTTTGTTTTTGTACTACCATAATTTTGCTGTAAGATCT